CGTCGGTCTATCTAAATATTAAACTTAACAACAATAACTGTAAAGAGTTATTTATGATTGCTAAGGGTAATGAATTTGGATTAGAAAAGAATAAGATATATGAAGTATCTCTTATTGCTCAAGCTTCTGGATTTTACTGGATTAATCAATTTAAAAGCTATGGTACTAGTATTCTTAAAACAGAAGATTTTCTAAATAATAATATGTATTTTGTTCCTAGAGAATCTTTTAGAGATAAGTATAGAGACTATAAATATCTTTGTTTTTCTATAACACCTAGTAAAAGTAAAGCTAAGGCTGTTAAAAAAGTAATAGAAGTAGCTCTTAAAAAGATTCTTAAAGAATGTAAATTGAAAGGACTAGTAGCTATTAGAACAGATGCTTTAATAGAGTATTATAATCAGCATTTACTTAGATTTTTAAACAATGAAAGTCCTATCAAGGTAGAAGTTGAAGAGGGGTATCCTTTTGTTAATTAATTAAACTTCTTAGATATGAAAAAAAAGAAAGAAACTACAGAAGGTGACTTTCAAATAACAGAAGATTCTTTGGTTTATACTGAGGTTGAGGAGAAATCCTCGCCTCAGCGTGACCATTTAAGAGAAGCTAATGAAAACTATTTGAAGTATCTTATAAGAAAAACAATTAAAAATAACACATCTTATAATGGATATCCATATGTTATATGTGACTTTATAAAAAACAATTATAAAGTAATGTGTACCTACAATGATGTTAAAGCTGTATTTGAAGAAGATGGTATAAAACTAGAAAATAGTTGGCCTAATTCAAGATATGGCTATGATACATCTGGATGGGAAGATGATGATGATTATGCAATGACGAGATACTACTAAAATGGATACAATAAAAAAAGTTTTAAATAGTAAAGAGAAAAATGAAATTACTTTATTAGACTTGTATTATGATACAATGATACGTCTAAATAAAGCATTTGAAACTGATGGGTTAGATGTAGCTTTTAATACAGATTTAACTGTATTTAATAGTTTAATGTATAATAAACACTATATAAAAGATTATTTTACACTTTTGAGAAGCTATAATGATAGTTATCCAGAAGATAGTGAATCTAATTATATGTTTATTGTATTGCCAGTCAGTATTACTAAGATGCAATGTAAAGATGCTGTAGATAAAATATCACGTATTGTAAGAAATAGTACAGATGTGATAGATAGTTTTACATTTAGGCCTTTATACAGAGTCCATGATAATTATTATGGAGATGAGGGTAGTAGAACAAATCAATTTATGTCAGATCTTTTAGAAGATAATAACATAAAAGAATTTGTTGTAAGTACAGGTTTATTCTCTTCTAATCAAATACCTAGCTATATCCTAAATGATAAGACAAGATCTTTTGTAGATACTTATTACAAAGGAATTAGTTATTGTACTTTTGTTATAGATAAAAAGAAATATACTGATATTTGTAATGAACTACAGCATTGTATAAATTCTTATGATATCTATACAGATAAAGAAGGTAAGGCTAGAGATATAATTGAGCTTACTTTAAATGATAATCCTAATTATCATAAACTTAAGCATCAGAGAAATAAGATAGCTGGTAGGTTACAAGATATGATTAATGATTACAACAAAGTCTGTAAGGCTTATGATAGCCTTATACAGTCTAATGTTCATAAAAATATTAATCAATCTATTGTAACCTTATTTGAAACAGCTGCGTATAATCTAGAAAACATTCTTAGAGGTAACAGTAATCTTTCAAATAAACCTTTAGATCAAGAGGTGCTAAATAGTTTTATGGAAGAATTAAATTCTACACCTGAAGCAGAACCCCTATCTTTTGATAGTAGATCTATAGATCAGCAAATAAGAGAAAATATTACTTATTCTACTATAAATACTGGTAGTGTAACTATTAATCCTTATTATACAGCTGATTATATAAATAGTATTGATACTAATATAAGTATTCGGCCTGATGAAGCTGAGCCAATGCCTTCATTTTTAAATGAACCGCAAAATGATGGTCCTTGGGAAGAAGATGATGATGATAATGATATGTTTTAATTGTTAATAGATTTAGCAAATATAGGTGATAAACTAACACAGTATAATTTAAGTTTTAATCAACTACTTATTTTATATTGTGTTAGTTATAACAGAAAATCCACACTAGAAGAATACAGTTCAAAAGTACAGACTTTATCTAAAGAAGATTTTATGAATCTTATAGGTAATTGTTACCTACTGAATAAAAATACTACTGATACTAGTATTTACTTTAGTCAGTTAGAAGTGACAAATGATGGTCAAAAACTACTTAATGATCTGCTGGTGCAGAGGAGTAAATCCAACTCTTTACCTTGGGTAATAGAGTACTACGAGTTATTTCCTAAAGGAATTAAGAGTGGTGGATATTATATCAAAACTGATTTAAAAGGTTGTGAAAAAAAGCTTTTAGATTTCCTTAAAAAGAATCCCAATTTTAGTAAAGAAAACATCTTAGATGCAACAAAACTTTATCTCCTTGAGATGAAGCAGAGAGGCTATCATATGTGTAAGCTCGCACCTTACTTTATTGAGAAAGATGGTATATCTATGCTAGCTGGGTATTGTGAACAAGTGGTTAACAAAACTGATAGTGGGCAAAAAACTGTTGGATTAAGTGAAATAATTACTAATAGAGTAGAAGGAATTTAAGTGAGTGATTTAAAGCAGCGTATCCAAGATGGGTTGGATGGTAAATTTGAAGGGTTAGGAAACGGCTTTAATAGATTAAACAAATATTTATTTGGAGTTCAGAGAAAGTGTTACACTTTATTAGGTGGCCAATCAGGTACCTTTAAAACAACTTTAGCTGATTATATTGTGTCTAATGCTATCCAAGATGCTAGTGATAAAAATATCAAGTTAGATGTATTTTATTATAGCTTTGAGATAGATAAACTTAGTAAGCAATGTAATTGGTTATCTAGTATCATTTATAGAAAGTATGGAATAGAAATATCTCCAGAGAAAATCAAAGGTTTAGGTGATGTAAGATTAAGTGAATCAGAAGCTGATTTAGTTAGTAAAGAAATACCAGAGGTTGAAGAAATGTTCTCAAAGATTAACTTTACATTTAAACCAACAAATCCAACAGGTCTTTATATGGACTTGTGGAAGCATGGTCAAGATAATGGTACCTTTGAATATGAGCATTATATAGATGCTAATGGTGACACTAAACGTAAGATATCTAAATATATCCCTAATAACCCAGATGCTTATACTCTTGTTGTAATGGATCATGCTGCCTTATCTAATAAGGAAAGAGGATTTACTACTAAAGAGACTTTAGATAAGTTATCTGAGTATATAATAGAGTTAAGGAATATGTTTGGTTTTAGCTTTCTAGTCTTGCAGCAGTTTAATCAAGGTTTAAGTTCTGTAGAAAGAGCAAAGTTTAAAGGTGTGGATTTATCTCCACAACAAAGTGACTTTAAAGATTCTACAAATTTGTATCAGGATGCAGATATTGTATTGGGTACAATGAATCCTTATAAACTTGATTTACACGAAAGCTTAGGCTATGATATTAATAAGCTTAAGAGCAATATGATTATGCTTAAGATAATCAAGAATAGGTTATCTACAGATAATATTGCTATAGGCCTAGGAGTTAATCCTAGAGCAGGTTGTTTTGAAGAGTTACCACCATCCTCTGAAATGACTCCAGATATGTATGATGAGGTAATAAGAAGATTAAGAGGTAATTAATGAGCGAAGTTGTTAAAGAGACTACAAGTATTGTTCTCCCTAAAGCAAGGGCTAAAGCTTCCCGCAAATCTCCTAGGAAACTAATTATATTTAGTCCTCCTAAGGTAGGTAAAACTACTTGTTTAGCTGGGTTAGATAATAATCTAATCCTAGATCTAGAGAATGGTAGTGAGTTTGTGGATGCTATGAAAATTAATATTGATTCACTAGCTACATTGAGAGCTGTAGGTGAACAAATAAAAGCTGAAGGTAAACCCTATAGGTATATTACAGTAGATACTGTAACTGT